CCGCGATCCGGATGATCCGACAATTGTCTTGGGCGAGTCAGTTTTTCAGATAATGAGCCATGATCAAGAGCCTGCGAAGTTTGCGTCAGGAGAATTTCATCTGGTCATTATGGATGAACCGCCCAAGTATGCCATTTATCGGGAAAACCGCGCACGCATTATGAGTGTGGGTGGGCGCATGTTATTAGGGATGACCTGGCCGGATGATCCGACCATCCCTGTCGATTGGATTTTTGACGAGCTGTACGATATTGGGCAACCGGGTCCCAAAAAACACCCTGATGTGGAATGGATTGAACTCGTCACAACCGATAATCCGAATATTGACCAGGAGAGTGTGGCGCGAGAAGCAGCGGCGATGAGTGATATCGAGCGGGCGTGTCGAATTGGGGGCAAACCGATCCGTTTTTCGAATTTAGTGCATCCACTTTTTACCAATGGCGATAGTTGGTGGTGTTTTCAGTGCAATCAAGAAGTGTTGATGACGAATGATTGCTGCGCGACATGCCTGGGTAGTGAAATTACGCGGTACAATCATGTCGAGGATTTCCCCATTGAATCGCGGTGGCCGACTGTTTTCCTATTGGATCCGCATCCACGCAAACCTCATATGTTCTTATATGTTCAGGTGGACGGTAATGATGATTACTCGGTGGTCTATGCAGGAGAATTGGGCGATGAACCACTTGCCTTGAAAGCGCTCTGTGATCAGATTGAACGGGAGCATTCTTTATTAATAGCCAAGCGGTTGATTGACCCCAATATGGGAGCCTCACCTGCGTCGTCTCGGCGCGGCATTACTTGGCAAGATGAATTTGCGGCAGCGGGACTGTATTGTGACCTGGCTAATGATTCAGATGTGGGGCGTGGCCGCATTGATGAATACTTGAAGCCGGATCGTCGCACCTATCGGCCACGCATACGGTTTCATGAACAATATTGCCCGGCAGCGATTTATCAAATGAAACGGTTTGTGTGGGATGATTTTAAATTTAAGGACAATCGAGATCAAAAACAAACACCCAAGCCTAAGTATGATGACTATCCAGCGTTGTTACGCTATCTCATGAATGATTTACCCCTCTATAGCATGTTGAAGCATGGGGGGACCGTGATTCGCCCACAAGGAGCTATGCGTGGGGGTTACTGATGCGCATAAATTAGGGAAGCCCTTGACGACGTACTTAGTGTGCGTGCAATGCCGGGCAATGTTGTACCGAGGGAAGAAACTAGAGGAATCAAATGGGTGTTGTGCGATGCAATGGACGCCACTCCTGACAGGAACCTGGAAGCCACCGAAGTCTCCACCAAAGGTGTGCCCGCGCTGTGGGGGGACAACCGCGCAAATAGGGAAAATTCAATAAGATGATGGTTCCAGGCAAGGAAACACGGACGTTAAAGGGGGATTATCCTGTGAGTCATATTCGCTTTGTGAAGCATAGGGATATCCCAGCGGCCTGTTTGTATCTTGCAACAGAGACAGATGTGCCACGGACTTACCTGCGATGCTTTACGTGCCATGAACCATTTGACCATCGGTTTCAGTGGAAGGCACAGGGATATAAATTTGTTATTGCCGTGACGGCTGATGGAGCGACGCGTGCATGTGTTTGGCAATGCCCAGTCTGTTTTGTGCCACAGCGACATCAGGCACTCCATTAAATAAAAAGGAAAAAATAGATGCCACGACGAAAAAAGACCAACCCGCGCCAACGTAAACGGTCATTGACGATTGACCATCAAGAACTGGCTAATTATATCGACATGAGTTTGCGGCGCGACTTAGAAGATCGTACTGAGTGGAATACCATGCGGATTCAACGGTACGCCAAGTTGCGGGGATGGCGCGAGTCGAAAAGTTTCCCCTGGGCGAATGCGTCCAACGCCCATCTTCCTTTTTTGATTACAGAAGCCCTGCGGACACAAGATACGATTCATAACTCGGTCTTGTCGCGGCATCCTGTGTGTGAGTCGGTGGCGGTGCAAAGTGTCAACATGGAAAAGCAGCGGGCGATTGATAATTTACTCGACTATCAGCTGTTCGTGGAACAACCTGGTGAGGAAGTGGTGGCGACCCTCATTCAGCAATATGTACAGGATGGGGTGTTTCTGGCGTATGTGCCATGGGTGCGCTACGACGAAGCCGTGACGGATATTCGTATCTTTGCGGCTATTGCCCCGGAGCTGAGTATTGCGGAAGGTGTCGTGAACGCAATCCGGCAAGTCTTCCCGAATATTTTGGCGTTAGATCCACTGGATGAAGAAGGCTTCCGGTGGAAGGTGCAAGCCCTCGAAGAAGGTGTTGAGCGTGACATTAAAGTTGAAGCCTACATTCAACACGAAGGCGGGCGGCTCGAACTGAGTTTGCATAAAGATGTGCGAGCCTATGATGGGCCAGTGGTGATTCCGAAAAGCGTCGATGAGTGGGTGGTCCCCTGGCGGTCAACGAATGTGCAACCACCGTCCCCGTCCAATCCTGGTGGGGCTGATCATGTCATTTTAATTGATTATCCCACGTTAGATGAAATTCGTCGGCTTCATGCGCAGGGCTTTTATGATGCCATGACCAATGATGATATGGATCACATAGATGCGGCCATCCGAGAAGATCCCGAAGAAGGGGAAGAAAATGCTGAGCAGAAAGCCATCAAGGATGAATTTGAAGGCATCCACGGCGGGCAAGGGCGGGATCGACCGGAAGACGCCCAAGGCTCGGGTAAACTCACACGCTTGCAAGTCTTTTTAGGGTGGGATGTCAATGGTGATACCCTACAAGAGCAGATTGTGGTGTGGATGATTCGAGAAACGAAAACGATTTTACGGGTACGATACCTCACGGAAGCGTACCCGTCGGATCCGCCACTACGCCCCCTCGCCTCTGCGGGTTTTTTACCCGTAGAGGGGCGGATCTATGCGATTAGTCAGTTGGAACTCTTAGAGTCGATACATGATCTGATGAAAACAAGTTTTGACCAGATGGTGGATGGAGCCACGATGAAGAATATTCCGTGGTTCACCTATCGTCCGTCAAGTGGCCTGAACCCTGAAACGATTCATATTGCTCCCGGTGAAGGGGTGCCAATGAATGATCCGCGTAATGATATTTTTGTGCCGCAATTTACCTCACAAGGCGAGACATTTGGCTTGAATATGGTGGCATTGCTGACGCAGTTTGCAGAAAAGGCGTCCTTGCAAGGGGATATTCAGTTTGGGCGTGTCCCGCAAGGTAAGGCCAGTGCTCTGCGTACGGCGTCAGGGATGCAAAGTATTTTGGCTCAAGGGGATGCGCGGCCAGAACGCATTATGCGGCGGTTTTTTTCAGGGTTTAAAGATATTTACCGGATCATGCACGAGCTGAATCAGCGGTTTCTGCCTGCGAAGAAGCAATTTCGGTTAATGGAGCCCGATTTCAAGGGACGCGGAGTGTATGAGTCGGTGGATGATATTGAGGCTATTAGTGGCCGGATGCAGTTTATGTTTAAAGCGGGGATGTTTAATACCAATAAAGAAACTGCACAACAAGTCTTTCAGATGTTGATGCAGTTATTGGTCAATCCCATGACCTTGCAATTAGGGATTGTGGGGCCAGAAGAAGTGCATCGGTTGTTGACGGACTTTATTAAGTTAGCGCAACAGGATCCGACGCGGTACTTGAAAGCTCCGCAGCCCGGACCACCGACGATGCAGATTACCGCAGAAGAAGCCGTCAGTTTGATTGTGGCAGGACGCTTGCCGCAGGGGACGACACCGCGTGAAGGCTTCCAAGAGCATTTACGGCTGTTGCGTCAATTTATGCAACGACCAGAGGCACAAGAGCTGTCGCCCTTTGTGCAAACGCTCTTACAGGTGTATCTGGGACAATTACAACGAGAAGCAGAGCAACAGCAGCAGCAACAACAACTATTACAGGCCGCACAGCAGTTTCAGCAGGCCGCAGGCGGCGGGCAAGGGCGACCAGGCCCACAAGCGCAAGGCCCGGCACCCAATACGGGGCCGTCAGGCAATGCCCCAGTCAATAGTGGGGAGCTCTTAAATGAAACCTTACCAGGAGCACGGTAAATGGCTATTGATTTAAAAGATTTTTTGAATCTTCCCTCACAGAATGACTTAGCGCCATCTAAGGTGGAGTACCACACGATTGAGTTGTCGGTGGCCTGGACACAGATGTTAGGGCACTTGGATGACCTCGTGAAAGAGAAGGAAGCATTGCTCCAACAGGCGACGCAAACCTTTCAACAATCAGGAGATTATTCCCACGCAGGATTACTCAAGCAAAAGGCTTTACTTGATATTACGCAGGGGCAGTTGTATATTTTGACGCAATTACAGAAGAAAATGCGGCACTATCATCAGGAAGAGCATTATGAGTAGAAAGGAGGCCATCCATGGCACGTGATACTGGCAGAACAGGCGTAGCAGGGAATAAGAAAGGCACACCGGGGACCATCAAGATTGCCATGAAGTCGCCGAATGCGCATTTAAAGATCCAAAAAAAGAAATAAGACGAAGGGGGTGAGGTATGGCTGACGCCATCGAAGAACGTCCAGAAGTTGATGAGACAGAAAATCCTTCTGTTGCGGAAGAGGAATTTCCGGATCCGGTTCTTGATGAAGA